CTATTGCAGCTACACCTGTATCAGCAATTGTAATATCACCAGATACTACATTGTCAATCCATGTAGATGTACCTGTATCATAAAATAATAATGCACCATCTGCAGGAGTTGTAATATTAACATCTGTTAATTCTGATAATTCATTAGCTGTAGCAACTTGTGCATCTACATAAGCCTTAATAGATTGTTGTGATGCTACTGCTGTTGCAGAATTTGAAGACATAGTATCTTCATCTAAAAATGCTGTACCAGATAATGTTCCATTTAATACAGGAGAGGTTAAAGTTTTATTAGTTAAAATATCTGTAGTTGCTTTACCTACTAATGTATCTGTAGATGTTGGTAATGTTAATATACCTGTATTTGAAATAGTAGATATAACAGGAGCTGTTAAAGTTTTATTTGTTAAAATTTGAGCTGTTGATAAATCAACTGTAGTTCCTGTATCTATACTTAAAGTTACATCACCCGTTGTACCACCACCTGATAAACCTGTGCCAGCATTAACTGCAGTGATATCTCCTACAGGTACTGCTGCAATTTGAGTATCAACATATGCTTTAATAGATTGTTGAGTAGCAATTGCAGTTGCACTATCAGATGACATTGTATCTTCATCTAATATAGCTGTAACTGTTGCACCTGATGCTAAAGCTAAACTTGTATTTGCAGTTAATGTAGTAAATGTACCAGCAGCAGGAGTTGTACCCCCAATAACTGCATCTACTGTACCTGCATTAATATCAGCAGTATCTGCTACTAAGCTATCAATATTAGCAGTACCGTCAATATATAAATTTTTAAATTCTAAACTAGCTGTACCTAAATCAATATCATTATTTGTTATAGGTACAATAGCACCATCTTGTATTCTTAATTGTTGTACAGATGAAGAAGATACATTTACATAAAATTCTAAATGATTATTAGAAGCATCTAATAAAATTTTATTATAACTATTTGAATCCCTAAGTGTAGAAATAGGGCCACCATCACCCGCAGTGCCATCATGCGTGTGTCCTGTGCTTGCATTAAATGCAGCTAATAACTGATTAAATTCATTATTACTATCTGATGCCGTAATAACGTCACCTGTTGTATAAGTTGACTGTCTTGTTGAATATCCTGCCATTTTATCTTCTTCCTCCTGGGGTAAATTCTAATTGAAATCCTTTAATTGAAAATGCATCTGCTTGGTTTCTATCATCTATTTTTAAAGCAACTGCAAACCCAGAACCTTCTACTGTTTGTCTTATAAGGGGTGTACCTGATGCTCCATATAAAAATGTTCCATATATTGCTGTTCCATATAAAGATGCACCACCCGCAGATTGTACTACAATAGATTTAGGTTGTGGTGTGTTTACATCATCATAGTTATATCTTAAAGCTAATTCTGCATCTACTGCAGTTCCCTCTCCTTCATAGTTTAAATTAACCCTTTGCATATACTTTCTTAATCCTGGGTCTCCCATAACCATATCTGGAGATCTATAAGTTGCTATAATAGTATTTGTTGAAGTCCCATCTGCAAATGTATTTCCTACTTCCATTTTGTAAATATAGCTATCATAACCACCAAATACTTGTGTTTCTACATTACTTATAAAATCTGAATCTGCACATGATGGTTTAATACCAATCATATCTGAAAATTCAAATCCTATTTGTCCTGTATTAACATTAGATTTTAATACACCTATAATTCCTTTTGATGAACCTTGAGCACCTCCTGTTGATGGATAAAATAATCTATATTGTGATTTATCTCTAATAACTAAAGAAGATACTCTGTCTAATCCTATTTCATCAATTCTAGCTTGTATTTGTCTAGAGATAGAACCTAGTTCAACGTCTCCAATTCTTGCTGTACCAGCAATAGTTCTTAATCCATCTGGTGCTAAAAATATAACATCTCCACCAATCTCTTGAATACTACCACCATCTCTACAACCAATATTTCTAGTTACTTCTTGTACTGCAAAATCAGCAAATGATGTACCAGTTAATTTATAAATTCTATCTTCACAAAATATAAATAATTCATTTCTAAATACTCTTAATCCTACAACATTAGAGTCAACTTTAAATGAACCTGCACCATCAGCTGTATTAAAATCATCTTCTGAAAAAGGTGCACTAAATAAAACTTCTTGTGTATTTGTAGCCCCTGCATAAAACATATGGTTTTGAAATGCTTTTACAAATTTTGGATTTGTCGGTGCAGTTCCACCACCTGTCCCATTAATAGGATCAACAGTCCAGCTTGTGTCTATTGTTTGTGCAGCTGAATGTCCTGTAGCAATTATAATTTTATCAGTACCATTAAAATTATATTTTTCAAAATCATATGCTCTAGTTGATGTACCTAATCCTGTAGTTAATGTAGTCCAACTTCCACTTGTTGTACCATAATGAATATCACCACCTTTAGCTACAATAATATGATCATTAAATATTATTGAACAATCTATAATAGTATTTAAATTACTAGATCCTGTAGGAACAGGTGTAGTATTGTATAATGCTGTACCACTTACTCTTCTATAGCCACCTTTAATATCTGGTTCAAAATTACGTAATATAAGTGCTTCACCAGGAGCCATAGAAAAAACATCTTTGTTTAATACTAATCCTCCTGCACAACTAACTACGTATGGTGATATTAAATCAGTAGCAGGCATTAACTACCCTTGTAATTTACGTGCTTTTTCTTTTTCGTAAAGCTCTCTCATTTTTTCTAATTCAAATATTGGAGTATCTGGAAAAACTTCTTTAACATTATCATTTTCTACAGCTTGTTTATATTTATTATAATTACTTATACTAAATACTCCACCTGCCATTTTCATATTGTTATTTTTTTGCATTTCATCTTTTTTAGATTTATAATCCATATTGTCTTCAACATATTTTGAATCATCTCTTATAGCCATAATTTCTCCTATACAATTTGTACTCTAGTACCTTGGTTAATTCTTGTGTCTCTCATATATTCTTGTCTTGAAGAATAATCTACTCTTAATAATCTTAATTTTCTTTGATAATCTCTTTCTGCCATTGATGCGTGTTGAGCATCAGATCTTAACATATAAGTATAGTATTTGGCCCTATCAATAATCAAAGGTGCAAATCTATCTGGTAGTGACATTGTATCAGTATTAGCAGATAAATCTGTATGGGTTGTAAAATAATCATACTCAATAGTATAATCATCTTTATCTGGAATTGGACTTAATCCAAAATATCCATAGTCTGGTTTTCTATAAACAAATTCTGGAGTAGCATATACACCATCATCATTTTTAGAATCTCTTTCTTTAAAAGACTGTAACCAATTATCATATGAAATATATTTTAATTTTCTAGGAGTTACATCTTGTCTTGATACTCTAACATAATCTACAGTAAAATCTCCTGTTGTTGCTAAATGAACATAAGTAGTTGTAGCTGTAGCAGTAAATGTAGTATCTAATATTTCACCTGCACCATAATCAGATACAGTAATACTTGAACTTAAATTTTGTGTTCCGCCTGCAGAAGTCCCAACTTTAATTGTTAAAGTATCTCCATCAGCATTAGTATCAAAACCTCTTACTTGAATTTTGTATTGTTTATTTACTATAGTAGATACAGATTGATATACAGATGCATTACTTAAACTTAATCTACCATTACCTAAACTTGAATATGCTGGAGATCCTGTATCTGTTGTCCAGTTATCTATAGTAGATGTAAATTCTCCATTTGTAATTAATTCACTAGGTTTTAAAAAGAAAGAGTCCCAGTCGACTTTTCTCATATTAGATTCTAATGTATATTCTTGAGTTCCAGTATTTGTAGTTTTAGTTGTAGTACTATGTAATAATGGAATCTCACCTGCTTCATTGTAAATATCATGAATTGATTTATTTACAAAATCTTTTACAGCAGTTTGAATACCTCTACTAGAATTAAAATTAGCTGAAGTTAATTCAGTTTCATTTAATTCTCTAAGAGTTCTATTAGTTAAAGTTAAATATGTTGTAGCCAATGTATTCTCCTGTTAAATATCAAGGGGGGATTGCTCCCCCCAAGATATATTAGCTATTAGCTAAATGTAACTGTTTGTGAGTCTGTGTCAGCGTCTGATCCACCTTTATCAAGTGAAACCATAGTTGCCCAAACTCTAACTTTAGCATTGATTGCACCAGTAGCAATAGTTGCTCTGATTGCATCAGCAGAACTGAAAGCATAAGGTGCAGCTAGTACAGCTTGTTGACCAGTTGAAGTTGGTGCAACTGCAGCAACGTATTGATCTCCATCAACACTGTCACCTAATGCAATTGTACCAGTATTTCCAGCTGTGTCAGCAGTTAGTACATCAATACCTGCAGCAAGTACCATTGTGTTAGCAGGAATTCCGATAACATCAAAAGTATCGCCAGCAGCATTAGTTGTAGAAGAGAAATCCACAACTTCTGATGCGATTCTTACAGTATCTCTAGATGCTTTGATCTGAGTATTTGTGTTTGAACTATCATAAGCAGTCATATTATATTTCCTCCTCTACGATTATAATGTTACAACACCAGAGTAGCAAGCGTCACTTCTTAGAACTTTTCTTCCAAAAACGTGCAAGCCTCTCACGATGTCAGCGAATGAATCAGGGTCTCTGATCAATTCAGTTTTTGCAATGTGGTTAGCAGTTGCAACAGCAGACATATGTCCATATAAGAATATGTACTCACCAGAGTTAGTTGATGAGAATGTTTTTGCTGAAGCAGAACCAGAACCGCCATTTACAATAGCGTTTGATACGTACATGTTAAACCCAAATAAAGGTTTATCAGCTACCATACCATTTCTGATTCCAGATGCACCACCATCAGCCATTACAGATTGATCCATAATTTTGCTGTCAGCTTTTCTTAATTGTTGGAAAAACTTAGGTGCAGCAACTAGCCATCTATTTTCTTCTGGTACATCATTAATATCTAAAACAGATTTTGCAGCAGAAACGATATCAACTAATGTGTTAGAATTAGTTGTACCAGTTAAAGGTGAAGCATCTGTTCCAGTGTTTGCAGCTGAAGTAGAAGCATTGTCATAAATGTATTTTAATACATTGTAGTCATAGTTCTTCTTCAATGAGTATGCACCTGAAGAGGTTGCAAGAGCTTCAAAGTTTACATGAGATTGTCTTTCTTCAATATCATCTACTTTGAAAGCAAAGTATGAACCTTGATCAACTA